TGCATCTTTGGTATTTCATTTTGAATCCCCTGAGTAATACCTTCGACTAAATTTTCCCCCCAAGTAATAATATTTCTAAACGGCCCCTCTTCCGATGGAGAATGAGCAGGCATAAATCCCATTACTGCCTTTGCTACATCAGAAGCTGCTTTTTTTACAGCTGCTAACTTAGCTTTTAAACCATCAATTATACCCTGTACAATATTTGAACCCCAGCTTAATGCTTGTGATGCTAGATTAGTAAAAAAGTTAGTTATAGCTTCACCCAGTGAGGTAACGGCATTCATTACAGATTCTTTGGCAGAATTCCATGCGTTTGTCAGTGTTGTTTTTATTGCTTCCATCGTAGTTGTAATAAAAGTCGAAATAGTAGTCCAAATCGATTGAATGAATTCCCAAATCGAATTTATAATTCCCATTATTGCATTATAAATATTTGTCCAAATTGAAATATAAGTATTTAAAATACTGGTCAATAAATTAATTATAAAAGACTTTATACTTTCCCAAACATTAATAAAAAACTCCTTTATACTATTAAGTATTGCTGAAACGCCTTCTTTGATATTTGTCCATGTATTGACAATAAAATCTTTTATTGCATTGAATATATTGACAAAAAAGTTTTTAACCGCTGTAAATATAGAAATTGCCATGCTTTTATAAGCCTCCCACATTGCAACTGAAAATGCTTTTACTTCTTCCCAGTGTGATACCAGATACCAGCCGATTGCAATTAAAGCTGCTATTGCCAAAATAACCAATGTGATTGGAGAAGTTAAGATTGCAAAAACAGTGCCTAAAACACCTATAGCTGCTATCAATCCAGGTAATATCATCAAAATAGGGCCTAGAATTAACATTAATGCACCAAGAGCAGTAACAACTATAACTATTGTCGATGTCAGTTTAGGATGTTCCTTCGTCCAATCGATCATTTTTTGAATAACTGGTCTTATTGCATCAACTAAACTCTGTAATGTAGGGATTAAGGCAAATCCTATCTGTTCCATGAAATCTCCTGCAATTCCGCTTAAAGCATTCATTTGACCTCCAAAAGTTTCCATATTTTTAGCTGCTTTTCCTCCAAACTCAACTGCCAATTCATCTAAAATGACTTGTTGCGCTCCTACAATATCCCCTGCATCAACCATTGTTTCGATCATCTTCTTTTGCTCTTCTGTAAACTTAACACCAACTCTTGTCAATGCTGTTATACCTTCCTTCGGAGCATTTAATGCCTTCCCAAGCTGAATTGCCTGTGCTTTTAATTGCTCCGAACTCGGAGCTGCACCATTATTCATTGCCGTTGCCATATCTAATAAAGTCTCAGTAGTTTGCGGAAAAACTTCTTTTCCGATACTAGTAAAAGTTAAAAGCATATTCTGGCCAGCCAGAACTGTTTCATCTCCGATACCAGTCAAAGCTTGCATTTCGGAAGCAAGTCCTGTCACTTCTTTAGCAGTCATTCCAGCTGCTCCTCCTGTACTTTCAAGAGTAGCTGCTAGTTGAGCTTCTTGCCGTTCCTGTTCAACAGCTGCTTTTACTGCAAGCCCTGCAAAACCAGTGATTGCACCTCCAGCTATTGTCAAATTTCTGCCCATTTTCTTTATTTGCGCAGAATTTTTTTGAACAGCATTACCAAAACCTTGCATCTTTTTGCTCGCTTCATCCCTAAGCTCTAATATTAAACGTAATAATTTATCTGAGGCCATGTGATTTATTTGTTATTTTTTGCTTCCTTCGCTTCTTTGTTCTCTTTTTCTACAAACAGGCTGTAGATATAAAGATGTAATTCTGCCTTATTCGCATCTACCTCTTCAAGCTCCTCTGGTGTACAATGATATATTTCTTTGCACAAAATATATTCGCTTAGTTCTTCACTTTCTATTGAGGAGAACTCGTCAATGATGATTGCTCGGAGGTCGTCTGCTTTTTTTTTAGTGCTTCATTAACAAATAATTCTCCAGCTGCTTGCTCGCAAACTTCCCAGTCTTCATCAGTAAACATTCCTTCATCATTCAGTCTTTCAATCTCAGTTCCAGGATATTCTTTTCCCTCTATAACAATTTTTTCTGCCAAGATTTTTAATGCAGTCTCATTAAAGTCTTCTATTACTGGAGCCATTAACTTATCGAGTTTTTGTGACTGCAAATCAAAACCTACATCTTTCAGAGCCTCTTTTTTAAGCTCTTTTTTCAGTTTGCGAGTTAGTTTTTTAAGGGTCAATTCCCCATTTGAAAGCTTAATAATCATATCAATATTGTTAATTCTATTAATAACTTGTTTCGGTATTCACAACTACAATTTCGATTGCTTCTGCATCAGCTAATTTGTAGTGACATTTAGCTTTTAATTTAATACGAACAATTTCCTCTGTTTTATAAGGCTTATCCATACCCTCAAAATTTACTGCATTTAATTGAATAGTAATACTTGGATTTGTAGCTGCACCAATAGTTACATCAGTATTTTCAAGTTTCAATTCAGCTGCTTGCAAAGTTCCAGCTGTATATAAGGCTTGATAAGTAGTATTATCCATTAAAAGCTCAACTTCCATCTCAAAATCCATACCTCCATTATAGATATTTACAGGAGTTGTATTGCCTAGTGAATCTTGTTCCAGAATCTCTTTATTGATTTTAAAGGTCAAATCTTCAACATTTATAGCACTTGCACCAGAAAGAGCTGCTTTCGTAGCTGCTAATTTAAAACTAACATGTCCACTGTTAAAATGATATTCATCAGTATCGTAAGCAACTGTGTTAGTGTCTGATTCTTTCTCTTGTGATACATATTTAGCAGAGTATTCAATTAAAGATTTTCGCTTGTAAGTAATAACCAGCTCTTGCAATTTGCTGTAAGGATGACAATAGTCTTCATTCGCATCTTTAAAAGCGATTGTATAGGATGGATGTTCTTCACTGTTTAAGATTGAAAAGGTATGTGTATTTACACCAGCCTCTGGGTCATCAGTAGAAGTTGAACAGCTTCCCAAAGCTGCTAAACACATGTGACCAAATATTTTATCAAATATTAACCCCTTAATCTCTGGCTCACCTTTACTGTAAACTGGCTCAGATTCGACAGTTTTTACAATTGTTCCATAATCTGAATCGTTAGAAGCATATTCAACAGTTATATTTGGCATTTTTTCTCTTGCGGGAACCCAGTGCGTAGGAGCAACCGCAGTGCCAGGAGTTGATTCCTTACCGATACCAACACCGACACGTTTTCCGATCATTTTAGACATAATTATTTAGGTTAAAGTTATTATTCGGCTTTTTTATCTAGTTTTCCTATAGCATCTTCTAGGCTATCCGCTTCGATTGTAACACCTTTCGATGGGAAAAAATAGCATTTCTTTGTTGATATTTTCTTTATATCCTCTTTGCTTTTAATAGCCTTATCTTTTTTTGGCTTATCCATGATATTTATAAAATTAATGATTAATTATTCTAAGACTTGTCTCATTTGCTTCAAAATATAAATTCTCAATATCCCTTCTATTACTCTCATATCTCCCGATTCCCCAGGAGCATAAACTCCTTTTAGGTATTCCCAGTTCATATCATCAGCATATCCAGTCAATGTAGGGTCAGCATTTATTTCATCTTTCATCTCATCAACTACTGTTAAGACTGTTTCCTCGGCCCACTCTGCACCTCCACTTGATACATCCTTATCCATATTAGCATAAACTCTTATTCGCCATTTAAAAACTTGATATTTATTTACCTCATCAGCATCTTCTTCTGTTTCATCGAAAAACTCTAGTGTTATGTAAGGATAGCCAGTTGGCCTTCCTGTTCCTGCTTTTACTATAGTCACATCGACAGTATCAAGTGCTGTTAATAACTGATAAAGTCGTACTCTTTGGTCTAATAATTGTCCCATTCTATTGTTAAGATTTAGCTATTTCATTTGCGGCTGCTTCTAAGGCACGCTCATAATTTTTCAATACTGTATGTTTTAATTCCGCTATTGTAGCTTCTACAAAGGGTTGTGCTTTTGTTCCATGCTCTGCAATTGCTTTTGCAACCAAGAATGTTGGAATACCCTTTGCTCTTGCCCACCTATCAAGTGACTGACCAGCATAACTTGGAGGCCAATGTGGCTGTGTTCCCTCTTCGACAAAAAGAGAATGTTCGGCAGTTGGTACAACGGCTCCCCAGAATACAGTATAACTAGGGTCAATTCGTATTCCTTTGCGCAAAGTGCCTTCGTTAGAGGGAGCATTATCCTTCATCCCTTGTTCAAGGTCTTTCAAGCTTGTTTGCATAGCTACAAGCGAATGTTTTAAAAGAACTTTTGGATTTCTACTCAGATAGTCTGCAAACCTTTCTAAATCTTGCGAATTTAAGGTTATTGCACTAGACATCTTTTTGTTCAATTATAAATTTCTTGTGTTGATTATATTTTGAGCCTATTTCAAATGTTTTTTCCTCTTTTACAAAATATGTATTTGCTAATTCTCCTGTACTTGACCTTAATCTCATGCCTGGTTTTATAATCGTATCTAACTTTGTAAAAATAACAAATGATTTTGATAGATTACCACCGATTAAAGCTGCATAAGCTGCATCCATAGGCTGTAAATGTACATACTCACTACCAATATTAGTTTCATAATCAGCTTTATTGTGGTCTATAGTCAATGAGTAAACATCCATTGAAACCCTATATTTATCTCGTAAACCCATTTTTTTTTAAATTACATTTCCTTTATAAAAATCTAAAACATCTTTTAGGTACGATTTTTGAGAAACTATATTTCCTACTGCCTCAATACCGCTTGATTTACCATAAGATACTGATATTTCTCCTACCCTTTCGCTCGCTACGTTTCCATCAGTTCTAGCTTCATACATAAACCCTGCCACATCAATACACCACTGCTTTAAGTCTTCTGGTACAGTTGCATATCCTCCTTGATATGTTATTACAACCTTTTTATATCCACTTGTCCAGTAAACATCATTCCTTAGAAAGCATCCATCTTCATCATAATAGATATAATCTTCATCCTCACCCTCTGTTAATGTATCGCCATCCTCCACAACACTTGTTATTGAAATAACAGGAAAATTAGTAACAAAAAGCTCTTGTGTTTTCATAGGGACATCTATAGATTCTGCCAAATCTTCGCCTCTGCCTTTTATATACCTCCCGATATAATTCTCAGCATACTTTGTAGCAAGATTTATCATGTTTTCAACAACGGCAGTTTCATTACTATCGTACGAAGTACCTCCATTGTATTGTTTTTCAACATCACTGACTGCACAGAGTGCATAAGCTAGTAGAGCCATTATTCTTTAGATTTAAGGGTTACTTTTTCCTCTTTTTCTGCTTTCTTAGATGCTTTTTTGGCATTTTCAGCTTGCTTTTTACGCTTAGCTTCATCAGCTTCTTGTGCTTTTTTAACTTCTGCATCATGTTTAGCTCTTTGTTTTAAAGTAGCTTTTTGTGAAGGAGTTAAAATTAAACCTTCCTCAACGCCATCATCTTGCTTGGCAACTACTACATCATCTCCAAGCTGTTCTGCTTCCTCTTTTGAGATTTCTTTTGCATTTTTTGTGCTAAGCCACACGTCACCAATTTTAATTTTGCGAGTACATCCCTGTCTAATTTTGTATTTAGGCATAATATTTATGGTTAATTATTAGCTTTATTTGCTCCCCCTTTTTAAAAGTATGGAGGGGGAGCATAAAAACCAACAAAACCTGATTCTTTTTAGGAAGCTGCTGTTTTCAAGGTTACGAATGCAAGAGGAGTTGGAGCAATACCAGAAACTCTCTCAACCACTCTCAAACCTGAGCTATCTTTTTCAGCAAGATTAGTACTTCCGACTGTACCCTCTCTCAAGATAGTAGAAGTCATTGCTTGACGATCACCGATAATATATTCTTTGAAATTACCGAATGCTAAAAATTCAGTTGAGACTGCATCGTCTCCTGATTCTGGCATCTGGTCATTTTCAATAATCGGATAACCAAGCAAATAAGCTGGCTCACCTTCGGTTGCACGACTCCAAATTGGACGATTTTGTGAGTCAAGTAATTTCATTACAAGGCTTGTAATGTAAGAACTGAAACACCATTTAGCACCCTGTCTTTGTTTAGCTCCAAGAGTGTAAATTACATCTACCAAATCAGTATAAGCCATATCAGCAAAAGAAGTGTCACCACTACCCATAGTTACTGTATTTGTGGTATCTTGCAAAATACCAGTAACACCAGAGGCAGAACAAGTATTAAAGAATGCTTCATCTTCTGAATCGGCAATAGCCTCTGCGAACTTCTGAATGTTATAGTTGACTAAATCAACGTTAGCATCAGCAAGCACTTCATTACTCATTGCTGTGATTCCTGCCAGTTTTTCAGCTGTTAAAGTCTTACGACCAAAAGCTAAATCGCTAGCAGTAATTTGTGCACCCTCTGAAATCCAAGCTACAGTTGGCTTAGTTGCTAGAGTTGACAGGTCAAGAGTCATTGAACTCATAGGAAGAACTGTCATTTCACGTCTAGCATGCCCAATTGCAGTGATGATTTCATAGATACGATTGGAAAGAGGAGATGGAACAAGATAACCACCCTCTGAGTCAGTACCTTCGGAAAGGTCTTTAACCATCTTGTAATCATGCAAATACTGGGCTTGCAGATACTTTGCGATAATAACATCCTCAGCGAATTTCTTCTGAGCTGCTTTTCCAAGTCCATCAAACCTTTTCTTTTGAGCGTTGGTCATTAAGTCCATCGCTTTCTTTTGAATGTTATTTTTGCTAGGCTGTGCGAAAACCAGAGGTTGATTTTTCTTGAAAGCTGTAAATTTTTCATCAACAGTTTCTTTTACAACACTTTTGATTTTAGTCAATAGTGCTTTTTCCTCTGCATCGCCTGCCTCGCCACCTTCGGCTGGAGCTTCTTCTTCGGCTGTTTCCTCAGTTGCTTCTTCGGTTGTTTCCTCAGTTGCTTCTTCGGTTACTTCCTCATCGTCTCCATCCTGTTTTACTTTAGGATTCATGAGAATTTGGTTAGTAAATAAATTAAAGTTTGTCAGCTATTCTCAAAGCTTTGCTGACCAAGCTTTCTTTAGCTTTTACAGGTTGGGTTGCCACCTGTTTTGGCTTAATATTCTGGCTTCGAGGGGTCTCCTCTCGGCTTTCCTGTATTTTAACAACACTTTTCTTTACAAGATTTAAAACTGCAAGGGCTGCTTTCATAACTTCATCAACTGTTTCTCCCTCATCTTCTGTAGCTACAATATCAAGCGCACCTCTTAATAATACTTGATATTTGCGATATTTCTTTAGAATCTCCTTATGTTCCTCATATAAAGCCTTTTCCTTATCGTCTCTTTCTTCATTAACAGCATTTTCCTCCTTTTCTTCTGTTTCTGCCTCCTCTATTTCATCAACAGCATCTTTTTCTACGCTATCAGCAACCTTGAAATAATGTTTTGCCAAAGCTTCTTGGTTAGCTGGTACTGGTACAATCGAAACTTCGAGCAATTCTGTTTTTTCTATTACGTTAGCCTTTAATTCATCATCCCACGCTTCTTTAATCGGAATAAAACCGATTGAAACTGCGTTTAAATAACCCTCCTTGAATAATTTAAAAACAGTATCTCCGAACTCGTAAATCTCCTTTGTAGGAAACTGCAATTTCATCATAAGTTTATCTCCATCAAACTTTAAACTTATAACCTTAGCCACTGGTAACTCTTGATATTTGTGAGCAAACGGCACGACAGGATTTTTAACAAAATTATTAGTATCAATTCCAGCAATTCTGATAATATCGCCCTGCCTGTCCACAACCTCTTTTGTAGCAATGACCTCTACAGTCCTTGCATTTATATCAATACTAGAAGCTTTAACTTCTCCAAACTCTTCGATATGCTTTATCTTCTGTTCGCTAATTTTTCGCTCCTTTAAGCGTTCCTTGAAATTTTTCTTCTGATATTCTTTTATGAATTTTTCGAGTTCTGTAAAATTTGGCATGATTTTTTGAATTAAGTATTTATAATATAACAGGTAATGGAGTGCATCTGCAATTTATATTATTCCCAGGGTCATTTCCAGTCCCTGGTCCTTCGAGTTCCTCTCCACCTACATCAAATTTCTCCTCCAACTTAACTGTTTGACCATCAGCATATTCATGATCTCCTCTTGTCCTGTCATCAATTGTCGTTAGCCACATCTTGCCATTCACAACATCACTTGCCTTATATGTTTCCAAAGCTCCAAGCGTACTTGCTTTAGTTGTTTCTGTTCTGGCAATCATAACAGCTCGTGATTGTTGGGCCTCTGTAAATACTCCTCTTACCCTGGTTGCTATTTTATCAATACTCTCACCAGCTGCCAATCCCTCTGCCAATTGTTCTTTTAGAAGATTTGCAGTAGTTGCATTTACCTCCTGCGCAAACTTAAACGTCATCTTTTGCACTGCTTTATCAAGATTTGGAATTGATTCTATTGACTGGACACCAAGACCAAAAAACATATTGACTTCATTTGCATTTTCTTTTGCAATCTCGTAAATAAATGGAGCAAAAATCTCAGCAAATTTCTTTGCCTCCTCAGATTCAACAAAAATATCATCAGCTAAACTCTTTGTTCTAGCATAATTTTTATTTACCTGGAGTTTCTCTAAGGCCTCTCTTTTCTGGTCAGCAAATGCCTTTTTCAACTTCTTGATAAACCGTGTCTCCTGCAACGAATGATTGATTAAAAACTTCTTTGAATACTCTTTCTTGAAAGCAGTACTATTTTTTTTTAACAGTTTCTGCGTTCTTTTCCTGGTATATTCTTTAGTTGCATCTTCTTCTGTTTTATTAGTATCATCCCCACCCTGTACTTCATAGCTACTAGCATAATCAATCGGGACCTGAGATAACGGCTGGTAAATAACATCTCCACCAACCACAGGTTTTAAACCTTCCTGTTCTCGTCTCTCATTAACTGTCATCCATTTATTTAAAGCTGCATCATCTTTTTGCAATTTGAATTCTTTATCTTCATCAACGATTGATTCAAAGGCAAGCTCTAAGCCTTTCTCTTGTGTACCCTCAAACATAGGGACCAAATCTAAATTTAATGTTTCAACAAATGACTCAATAACAGGTGTCATCGTATATTTAGCAAATATATTCTCAGCTGTTCTTGCCTCTGCCAAGCTGCCCCCCTCATATTGAGCAAGTAGAATTTTAGGAACCCTATAAACTCCGATAACCTTATCTCTATTTGTCATTTGTAATTGCACAAACTCCATATCCTTCTGCTTGATATCAGCTTCTCTTAGCTCTAATCCACCATCAAGAATAATTGTTTTAAACGCTTTATCGCCTCCCTTGTGTTTAGAATCGAACTCTCTTTTTACCCTTTCTTTTATCGGCTTAGCAAGCGTTCCTTTGTATTGCAATATACTGCCAACACTACCTCCATTCTTAAAGAAGTTATAATTCCAATTGTTAGACTGCTTCTCAGTATCAATTGCATAAGCTGCACTAAAAACAGGAGCACTGCCATTTAGAAGCGAATTAGGATTCGGACTAATAAAATGTGTTACTTCTTCTGGCTTAAATGGTACATCGACACCATTTAGATTGTATTTATAACCACCGATAAATTCACCTTTTTTCATAATAAATGTAACGTTCTGAGGAAGCAAAGGCCAAATCTGTACAATTGTTTTGCCTTCCATCTCGTATTTCCAAAAAGCATTCCCTGCTAAATCCAAGTGCATGGAAACCAACTGCATCATGTTGAAACGAGTAATATATTTATTTGGTCGTTTCAACAATGTCAATAATGGATGATCTGTTACCTTTTCTCCATTTTTATCTTTCATATAAAACTCTACATTTGCAAAAACCTCTGATCTGAGATTCACAGCTGCGTTTAACCAAACATTCTCATCAAAGGCTTTTATAGCGTCACCTAACTTAAAGTTTAGTGATTCACCGAAATAATTAACTAGAACGTCAGCCTCAGATAGCGATTTACTATTGCTGACTCCTAGCCATCGTTGAAAAATTTCCTTAATCATTTTATTTACAGGTTACAACCTAACCCAAAAATAAATCATTATTAAAAATAATGCAAGTCTTTTTTAAAAAACACTTGGAACTGGAGCATGGAAATAATCAAGACACCCACTAAACATATCAACCGCATCATCGTGTACTCCCTTTTGAGGAAAAGCTAATAACTGGTCAAGCAATATCTTATTTCCACTGTGATTCTTTGGCAATAGTATGCGATTTGAACGAAAATGTGGAATATGAGGTTCAAAATGTTTAACTTTGTCAAGCGGACAATTAAGCTCTGTTAAAGGCAAGCTTAAATCGTGTTCCTCAACAGCCAATTTTTTTACCCAGTACCCAAAGCCCTGGTTAGCTTTTTCATCAAAAGTAATATTATTAATCGGGATTCCAAGCTGTTCGTAATATCGCAAATAGAAATCAATCAGATATTGAGCTTGTTTGTCTACTGTACATTTCTCTAAGATATAATCAATCAGATAATAATAATTATCTTCACTTTGTCCGATAATGCCAAGCGCAAAATAATCTGATGTTGTCTTCCCAGTATGTGTTGTATCAGCGTGCATTGATGCTGAAATAATCTCTGGCAATTCATCATAAAATCTTAAATCATCAAACTTAATGACACCACTATCAATCTTTAGCGGATTACACATCATCTCTTGCTGAAACGTGTATTCATCTTTTGCTTTCTCATTTAGTTCTTTAGTTGTTTTCCAGTCAGCATCAACAGTTTTTCCATTAACCATAGCTGGTAACTTTAGAACATCCCAGTCAACATGAAAAGGTGGTTCTCCCTTAAAAATAGTCATGATAATGTCATCGGGATGCAAAGGAGTATTTAATATTTCCAAAACACCATCAGCTGCTAAACATTCCATCAAAGCCCCCTTGTACCACTGCATGGCTATCTCTCTCTGTTCGATACTTCTCACATCAACTGCGCTTAAAATATCATCACTTAAAATCTTTTGAGGCCTGTCTCCTTTACTCAAAAGCCCCTTTGGATTTTCCCTTGTGGACAACGCTACAAATCTATTCCTTCCCCAAGCCGTTAAATCCTGCTTATTCCAGTATTCTTTCTCTCCGATAGGCTCACCATAAAAATAGCGGATAAATTCATTACTCTCAAACTCCTCTTTCAAAAGCCTTAACTTATCAATCGCCATTGTCGAATTGTAAGAATTAATAACCGAGAATTGAAAAACATTATAACAAGCTTCATAAATTTCCTGTAACACAAGCTCAATAGATGTTTTGCCACCACCTCGATACATCATAGTCCCCTTATTTTTCTTATGTCGCTTACCTATCTCAATATGATTCAAAAGCTTATAATGCACATCTTTAAAATTCCGATTAAAATAATGTGGTAAAACTACATAAGCAAATAAGGCAATTTTCCTGGGGTCAGCAAAATAATTTCTAACCATTGCCCTACTCTCATCCTTCCCATATTGTTTCTTAATTTCTTTATATTTCTCCTGAAAATTCCTTGCATCATCAAGCGTGTATTTATCTACTTTCATTTTTTATTCTTTTTGGACTTATTAGATTGTTTCTTCTTCTTTTTTGGCTTAGGTTCAAGTAAATCTCCATCAAGCGGGTCAATCTCTCCCATATCGTAATTGCGCTGGTCGATAATATTCCTATTTGGAAATAGCTTATCAACAAGTTTATTTAACGCTGCAATTTCACCTTCTAAACAAGCAAGCGCAAATGTATCTTTTGCGCTATGCCTCCCACTCGTATATTTTTTGCGCAAAGCCTTCCTATCAGCTATTTCTTGCCACAAAGCATGTAATTGTTTAGCATCAGCGAGTTCTTGATAGGCACTCTTTCGACCTCCGCCCTTATTGCCTGGATTTCCTCTAGGGTTAGCCATCAGTTTAGACTGTTAATTTTAGCTTATATTACCTTTTCCTCATAATATCCTTATCACTAAACAAAATATCTTTTGCCGTCCTCAAAGCTTGTTTATAACTTATAATTCCCACCTTTTCGTTCCTCTGATATCGCTTAAACATCTCTTCCCCTACCTCATTATCACAATCCATTATAAACGTGCTTATTATTTTAGTCTCCTCTTCACCATACCAATTTCTCCCCTTAACTTCTTTCTGCTCAGTTGCCAAAACATTAACTCCATTCAGTAACATAAAAGCACAAGCATATAAATCGGTATGTCGATAATGATTATCGGTCTCCTCTGTTTCCATATTTATTGATATTATCTCTACGTTTAATGCTAGCCTCCCTACGCTTATTTGTCAAATCGAGTAAATCCTTGCGTATTGATAATCGCTTAAATGCAAAAGATAAAAACATGATAAAAAACACTACTGAAAGCGAAATAAAAACGATAATAATAATTTCAAAAATAAGTAATGATAATTCTCTGAGCATATATTTTTAATCTTTAAATTCTTTCATTTGGTAATTTGATGGTGAATCTTCTTCAAGCAATGTATTCATAATATTAGACAATGCCTTTACTACAGGAATAATATTTTTATGACCTTTAAATTCCATCCATCCTATAATTTCAATATCTTCTGAACCATCGTCAACTTTACATATAAATTTTTAATCTCGCTCTCTGCTTACTATATTTTCTGCATCAATATAATCTTCCTGGTAATCACATCCTAAATGTCCTCTATTCGGACAAACCCATATTTCCTTGCCAGTTTTACTATCATCAATAACAATCATCGGCTCTCCGCACTTAGGACAAATAGGATGTGACATAACAATAAAATTATATACAGGCAAATGATGACAGCATTACCACTCCATCATCATTTGCCTTAAAATTCTCTATTGTTCTTTCTTCTCTTCTTCTTTTTCATTGTACCTATCCATACCTATCTGTTCAACTATAGGGTCTGGCTTAAAACTTTTAGGAACAGGTGAAAACTTAGTTATAACATTCTTTTCAGCAGGAGTACCATCTTTTTTCGTATAACTCTTTACCGCTAAATCAACACCAATATATTTTC